ATACCGTGCGCTCATAGGCTTCCAGTTCGGCTGTCCATACTTTGTTGTCGATGAACTGCCATTCGCTTTTCTCTAATGCAAGTGCCAAGTTTTCGATAAGCGGCGGCTTACTCTGCGCTGTGGTGTTAAATCCTACGGCTGGCAATCCTAGCCGTTGTACTTGTTCAAACACAGGTTGACCGATAGAATTTAATTCAGTTAGTATCACCGCTGGTTGCCACCTGTCGGCTAGTGCTTTCAGCCGTTGCACCTGAAACGCATAGTCAATCTGATTGAATCTATCGTGTGCCACCTCGCAATGGCAGTCAAGGCAACCGAACGAAAATGCGCTATAGTCACTCTGCTTACCCCAATCTGCGCCACAAATGATAGTATGCCCTCGGTGCGCTTCTGGTGTGGATGGCTGCGCAGTGGTACATGCTGAAATGTTTCGGAAGACTGAACCTTCGCCTTCTAAGAACTGCGCCATAATTTCTTGGCGGAATGTCCGTTCGGGCATTGTTTCATAAAGCCGCACAATCTCATCAAACTCTATTTCTGGATTCTCCATCAGATGTGGCTTGCGCACCAAACGCCCATCAATAATCTCACATCCTACTGTCGGCACTTGCCACGCTGCCGAATCATCACGACTTATTGCGTTGACATGTTCACCAAAGAACCAATTCTTTCCTTTTGGCGTGCCGATGCCCCATGACCAACCGTTCGTGTCAATCAGCATAGGACGTAACACTTCATACCACGCCTCTGGCTTTACATCTGCGCACTCGTCAATCACAACGCCGTTAGCTGTCAAACCTCTTGCGTTGTCCGGATCGTCGAGGCTACGATAGTAAATGCGTCCACCAGTCGGTAACGTGCAAATCATTAACGACTGGTTGAAATCCGCCACGCCCCCCGCCGCACGTTTTGCCTCTCTAAATGCAATTCGCACCTGATCGAATGTTGGTGCGCCCCACACGTATTCACCGCCAGATAATGCAGCCTCAATTGTGATGGCAGTCAATAGCGTTGTCTTCCGCCATCGCCGCCCAGCAGATAGCCAGTTGTGTCGCTTAGCTTCTCGCCTAACTGTCTGTTGTCCTTTGTGCGGATAAGGCAGTCTAATCACGCCAGTCATTCACATATTGTACCTGTAACGGTTTACCGTCTTTTCCGCTAACTTCAGTCGTTTGTTTTGGTGCGCCGTCAATCTGAGAGTAAAGGAATTTAGCGATAGAAAACCAATCTTCTGCGTTTAGTTCGACAACACTGCCATCAGGAAACGCAAGCTTTTTCGTTGTGGCTCCAGACCAAAGCAAATCAGCCAGAAATGTTTTGCGAGCTAATGCGCCGTCAACTGCATCAACTCTTACATTTCCAGCCTTCTCCAATATTGCCGAAAGCGCCCTTTCTCGCTTTGGACGCCCGTTAGGATTACCAGATACTCCCTTTTCAAAAGGCATTGTTTTATTATTGTTTTACAATCTGCTGCTTGCTATTCAGTGCCATTAAGTGACCTCAAAAAATCATCATACTCAAACTGAAAAATATAAGCGTGACCTAGATTTCTCACAATGTGCGCCACTGTTTTTGCAGGCGTAATCTGTAACGCCATTACATTTACGGGTGTAGCAATAATTTCATTATCGCCATTGTTTCTAACATGATATGCGTTTACTGTTTCTTCTGGATTCTCTATAACTATACCGTTCATTGCCATTATCTCTTTAACCGTTCCGCTATCAAATCTGCCAGTAACCCAGCCGACCGCACCGTCAATTTCACTATCGTTTCTGCTCGTGCCTTGAACGCTTCATCGAACACAGGTGCAGCCGCTTCCATAATCAAGTCGCCTAATATGTCGGATAGCCTATCCTCGTTTATGCGCTGAATAGGTGTGTCAATGGTAGCGTGTTCGTCGTTTGGTGTCATTACATTTGCCTGAAAAATCTACCTGTGCAAAACCTGTTAAATCTGCTGATAATTTATGGTTATCGTCACTTTATAGCATTATTTACTGTTTCAACCTTAAGCGCAAGTTGTTCCTCTACTGCGCTTTTCACATCCTGAATATTGCTGCTGTAGCTCTGCACATACGCCTGTTCGCCACGTAACAATTTTGTCACTGCGCTTTCAATGAAAATCTTCTCGCCATCTTCTGTCACTGTCTTATCATGTAACGAGGATAGCACCGACACATGGCGCATCTGGAACCCATCGACGACGACAACGTTATTAACCACTGTGAGTCTTGCGCTTGGACGTGCGCCGCCTGCAATAGCCATTACTCTATCATCCTTTCCAATTCCGCCTTCACCTGTTCCACTGTTGCGCCTTGCTCGATAGATTCGATAAGCTTTCGCAACTTCAGCTTGAAAATGGTAACGCAACCCTCATCTTTCTTATTACTCATATTAATCCTATTATACCGCACATTCTCGCAAGTGTAAACTGTCAGTAAGAAACGAAAAAGCCTAGCGGTTAGGCTAGGCTTGGTGTGTTATTTGGTTGTCACCACAAATTCATATAACCGTCTTTCATGTTGAACTGATGCACTAACTGCCACTTACCCGTTTGCGATTGCGTGCAGTGGCTAGTTTCCCAACCTTCAAAGAGAATCACCGCATACTCGCAACTTAGCTTATCAATGTCCAACTCTTCCAGGCGTCCGTTGATAAGCTCGTTGACTGCTGCGAAGTTGCCTGTCACCTCCATAACGCCTAAATCCTCTACACGAATCACGGCAAATGTTTCGCTATGGTTCGTGATGTCTACTGCGACAAATGTATTACAATTACCGTTGCGCTTGCATTGTACTCATATAAAACTCTTGGCGGAGTAATCTGTGCGGCGGTGTAAGCGCCTAGTATTTCTTTTCATGCGTGCCAGTCCTACCCTGGCTCTGCCTAGTTGATCTCTTGCAATCTCGTGACTTTCGGGCGTCCCCTATGCAGCCTCACGTTAGGTATGTCATATTGCCACACTGACGCATGATTTATTTATCGCAATTGTGCTACTGCTTCCTGCAAATCCTTCAATTTCTCCTCCACATCCAGAATCACATCCATCGGTACAATTACCGTGTTTGGCTGATGCGGTGCTGTCACCTCGCCGTATTTAAACAACTGATGCTGAAAAATAACATAATACGATGTGTGTCCATCTTCAGCATCTAGGTTCCACGCCCCATCTGTGTACGCCTGCAATGTTCCGCTCTCACACCAGCAACTAGCAATCATGCCCTTAAAAAGCGCAAAGTTCGTTCCAGGTTCGGGCGATTGCTTATCGATAGTCAACCCTTTCGGCGCTTCCTCTGGACGCATTCCTTCCCAACCATACCGAATCACAATCGAATCGGTAATTGAGTCAATGCGTTTACCGTTAATGTCTAGCAAGTCGATATAGACATTATGAGCGCCTTCGTTTTCTGCATCTGACAATTTGTGTACATGCACACAACGCCAAACGTAATCGCCTGTGGTTGGTGTCGCCCGATGAATCCACCAATCACTAGCGATGGGATTGTTTGGCTTCTCTAATGGTTCGAGATACTTCCTCGTGTCTAGATTCATGACCACCCCGCACTATACAATAGATATACCGCCACAATAATGATTACCGCTGCCACCAATGCCCATGCGATGCCATACTTACTGGCTATCGATGGTACATATTTATCAATCAACCCTATCACTTTTTCCACTTGCTGCCTCCAGTACTGCCCATAAAAACAACGCCATCACCAACGAACCAAACAGACAGAATACGCTACCGATTAATATTCCGCTCATGCCTGTGTCTCTTCTCCACTTGCAACCATATCGCCCGAATCGTTGCGCACATTGCCAGGAAGATCGCCACGCACATAATGCCACGTGTTAAAGTTACCAGATACCGATACTGCTCTATATCCATTTGTGGATTCTCACCTGTTAGCACCGCAAGTAACCCCAACACCACCGTTTCAGTCAGTAGGATAAACGCATCAAACATTACAACCCATGTGCGCTTTACGTAAATCAAAAACACTATTTTTAGCAACAGATACCCGCCGAATAATCCAGTGCATAGGGGGTAGATTACATCCATTGCCTGTGCTGATGTCATACGCCACCCCTACCTAGTGCAATGATGATAAATAGTGCAGCGATGGATAGCGCAACCAGCAAAAGCACACCGTAGAACACGTAAACGGGTATACTCGTGTTCGTCTTCTGCATTGCCTCAATTGAGATCAGCAACGGTTTAAATTTTAGCAATTCAGCTAGGTTATCTTTTATCTTTGCCGTTTCTTGCACTAAACCGCCAACGCCATATCGACCAAAGACCGCCGCTTTTAGTTCTTTAACGTCATCCTCTAGTGAGATACTAGCGCCGATACTGCTAACCGTGTTGCGATATGCTGACCGTGTGCTATGGCTATGGATGCCATAGAATCGATATAGACTGCTGCCGCTGCTCACTGCGTCGTATGCGTCTCGATAGTCGATATCCTCGGTCAGCTTGACCGCTAGCAAGCTGCCCAGCCGTACAGCATCGCCGTTGTCCACTAGC